AAACGACAAAATGCCAGGCATCGACTTTTGATACGCCGCGAGCATTTTTGATATATCTTTTGAGTAGTTCGCAACTGGTGCTTGAACTGATTTAGGTTTACTTCCCATTGGATTAACTTTCTTTTAACTTTGAATAAAACTTGTAGGTGTCGTGGATTCTTACGCGGTCGCTACCTTTGAAGCTGCGTTGGAATGCAATAAAGTCGTAGTTTTGTATGTATTTGGATAATGCTCCACGCATATCTCCCGTGGAGAATGTGACAAACAATGTATCTCCGTCATCGACATAGACTGCTTGATTTGGGTTTGAACTGAACGAACTAAAGCCAAAAGCAAAACAATCCATATCGCAAACAACAATGCCATGACATAAGTGCCATGTGAGAAGTTGCTGGAAGTCGATACCTTCTTGTTCATAAATTGCTATTGCTTTTGCTAGGTGCTGGTTCATCTAATAATTTGAACGCTGTTGTGCAAGCAGTCTACAGCACTTCCGGAAATGCTTATTGTTGTGATAAATGCGCACTTCTCATTATATCCAAATCCATTTATAATGTCGTTTCCAGATCCAGCAGCTAACGCACCACTTTCATTGCAAGATCCAGAAATTGCAAAGTTGGCATCTGGCGTTGCGGTAGCAAAGTTAAGAACATAATACCCATTGTCTATTGTCTGGTTTGACGCTGGTGGGCTTGCTGGGATTGCACCAGAGTAAGCAGCAGAAACATTAGACACATTTCCAGACCCGCGGATTGTTTTTCTTTTAAGAGTTGCTGTACCAGTCGATGTGGTTGTTGTGGAACTAATTACCGTGAATGTGTTTGCATCAGTAACGGAATCAACCAAATACAAGCCATCGAATGGTGCGGTTCCAGTTCCAACCGTAAAGTCAAGATAAGCTGCATGACCAGCAATAAGCCCATGTGCGGTTGCTGTAATGGTAACGGTTGTTGAACTTGTTCTTGCATATGTGCCAGCAATGTCAGTGTTTGCTTGTCCGTTAAAATTAACCCAAGCCCTAACCCCAAAAATTGGAGCAGTTCCAGTTTGTGCCCCACTTAACTTTCCAGCGACTACACTAGCATCGGCTAGTTTGGCCGTTGTTACATTGGAATCTGCTATTTTAGCAGTAGTAACCCCTGTTGTTGAGCTAGTTGAGTTTGCAAGTTTAATTGTGGTAACGGCCGAATCAGAAATCTTCTCAGTAATTACAGCTCCGTTGGCAATTTTAGCGGCAGTTACACCATTACTTGTGGTGCTTGAGTTTTCAAGCAAAGCAGTAGTAATCCCACTATTAGGTACTTGAAGTTGACCACCTGCGGTAACTTCTAGGCCTCTACTTGGCACGACAGCACCAGATACGAACAGGGAATTATCCATGATCTCATTGAGCTTCGTGGATGTGATTTGCTCGTTATTGGTAAATGTCCTAGTTGTATCAACGACTGGCATAACTTATTTCTGTGATATGATTGCGCGGTTGGAAACCGCTCCTGATATTTTAACTGAATGCACCTTGGGGGAGCCGCTTGTTCTTGTCAAGATCATAGTACCTGTGTACCCACGAAGACCACCAAGCCTACCCCTAACATTAGCTGTTTCTTCTTCATTATTGCTATTAGATAAATCTCCAATTAAAGCGTCAGTGCTACCAATGGGAAAGGCATTATCTGGATCTTCCGTTGAAAATGACACATCAAAAGTAGATGGTGACCCAGCAGGGAAAGATTGCATTTGGGTCTGAAAGTCAGTAAACCTTTTGCGTTCTTGGGTTCCAAGATCGTATCCACGGGTTGTTAATGATGAGTTAATTGGCTCAGAATCAATAGTAGCACTACCAAACTCAGCAGAAATGCTGTCTGATGGAGATTCAGTAGCCTCCATTTTATGGATTCCACCGCTAGATGACACAGCGTACAGGTTGTTTCTCACTCCAGCCCCAGCAGTTACAAAGTCCGCAATTAAAAACCCAGAGTTACCATAGGTGTCGAGCGACTCCCAGCCTTTATTCAAGAAATTGAATACCAAAATAGCGTTGTTTCCCTGTGCATCATCAGCTCCCGCTACAGAATCCAGCGGAACCGCAAGGTAATACCTGTTGTCGTAATAAACCGCAGTAGAATTTCCAGCTAGTCTAGCGTTGATGCGGTCAATATATGGCTGGATGTTCTTTGAAAGCGGTTCCTCCGTACCACGAAGGTTGTAATCATTAAGGAAGGTAAGGGCATATACCCCATTGTCAGACAGAAACAATAGGTTATTGGACTGCATTACCACAGATTTACGGGCTAAGCAGCCAACCTCGCTAGTGAGTTCTTTAACCACAGTATCAGCAAGGCTTCCTTGAGTGCCAACAACCGCATGGATGCTGTTGCGATTCATTACCACCAACGCATCGTCATAGAACCCGTGCATCGCAACCACATAATCTGCAGTACCACCAGAAATGCGGAACTGGTTCAGCACCCGATCATAGGTATTGCTGTCCAAGATATCGGAAGCAATGATCTCGTCAGCAATTCCACGGCTAGTGTAAGTCGAAACCGTCAATGTGCCACCGTTTTCGTACAGGTATGGCATCCACAAGCGGCGTTGGAAGTAGGTTGCCCAAGGTGGGCCTGGCATAAACGAAAACCCAAGACCAATAGACTCTTGTTGAGAGTAGTGAATTGTGTGAGTACCGTTAGGCTCAGTAGTAAAAAATGTCCACTTATTGTATGTTGGAAGACCAGAAACATTCAAGATGTCACCAACATTTAGAACCTTAAACACGGCGGATGCCTGAGCAAGCCTTAATGATTGTCCAATGGAGAAAGGGTTGTCTTTTAGTGCCGTGAATGTATAATTTGTGCCACTGGTAAATGTACCAGTTGAAAGTGTCAGCGTTCTTGTTGCCCCAACATAATCCGAAACCGTGTAGGTTGTCCCAGAGATTACAAGGGTTGCCCCATTATAAAAGTCATTTAATACAGATGGTTTAAATCCATCGTCAAAAAAGTGTGGCAAGACAATAGTTGCTCCACCACCACCCACCGCAATTCCAGTAGATTCCTGTAGGTCTCCGGCATCTATGGTGATTGTGGCAGTGCCATCTGAGGTTACAATGTTGTTGTTTTTAGTGTAATCCTTTCCTGCTTGGTACGGGCCACCGGGAACTTTGTAGAACTGGGTGCTAACTCCATCCCACTGCAGCGCAGACTGCCCACCACGGAAGATGATTACCTTATCGAAGACCTGTATCATCGACACCTCAACCCCAGCATCCAAAGTAATACCAGTAGGGAAGGTCAAATCTGTGACCCCAGCCGTACCAGCGTCAGCCAACTTAGACATTTCGATCTTCTTGACCCCCGCATTGGTCGCCACAAGGATGTATTCCTTATTGCTCTCATTTGGGTTACTGAACAAACATGAGGCGCGCACATCAGACACCACATTGTCATTTACCTGTGAGTGCAAGTACCCGGTAGCACCTACAGTAAGCGACCCATCAGCACCATTGTTAGCAAAGGTCAATGTGTTAACCCCTGTAACCGTCATCAAAAAAGATCCAGCAGATATTCCAGTCAAAGGTTGAACTGCAGGCGTGGTCGTATTACCAAGAGTAACATAAGCAGTGCCAGTCAACCCATGATTGGAACTTGTGGTAATGGTCACCACATTGGATGTCCTGCTCGCAGATGCAATTGTCTTGTCCGTATCAATCACAAAGAACGGCAACCGCAACGGAGTGCCTGCAGTAGTCAAGCTGGTCTTCTGGGCAATGACTGCCTTACGAGGCTTCCAGTAACCCTCCATCCGTCCGTTAAGGCTTTCCCTAACCTCACCCTCTTGTAACTGGTTGAGCTGGAGCCTACGGTTTACACCATAGAACCCACGATCACCAGCATCGGCAATCGAGTCATCTAACCCACCAGTGGATCGGAACTGCGACATTATGCGCGGTAACCAATAACAACACCAGATGTCACGGTAAAGCTGTTGATCGTACCACCAAGGCCGAACCCAGCAGGGATCGTAATGGTAATCAACTTGGAACCAGAATCCGTAAGGTTAGGCGCAGAGATCGCACTCAACACCGTGTCGTTCACAAACTGAACCCAACGGAACGGGCCTACAGCACTGCCACCAGCATTGTACACTTGGCCGCCACCTTGACCCTGCAAATCGTATGAATCGCCTCTAGGCATAATATAAATAAGTTTCTAAGCACAAGTCCATCTCGCGCTCACACAACCAATTACCACAACACCACACATAATGTCAACCATAAACACAAATGTTACCTATCTAGCACATTTAAGCACAATACACCAAACCTATCCCCAAATAACCCCGAACGGGAACGGCCCCATTGTAACAATTTTTCTGGGGCTGGTTTATGGATGGCAATAACAAAAAAGTTTTCTCGGTCGACCCCCTCCCCCCTGTTCAAGCGGACATGTTCATGCGTGCAATGCCGGCAATGTAAACGCTCGTTTGAATGTGATGCTTGAATCGCGCGCTGGGCTTGTGGGTTGGCTTGCTGGAATACCTTACCAACTTACTAATGTTACCTGGCGGATGGAACGGCTCGCGCTTGTGAATTGCTAATAATAATTGTTCACACTTATTCACAGCTTTCTTTCCTTGACGGTTTTTGACTCATGGATATAATTGCTGTGCATTCCGAAAGCCAAAGCCAGTCGACCATAGGAGACTGTGCGACGCGTCAAGTTGATGCTTTGTTATAAGCATTGCGCGTGTTGGTAAGTTTCCTTAAGTGATGGAATGGATTTCAGACGCTGTCCATGTTCCTTCCTTTGCTTCTTCTTCCTTCCTTGCTTTGCTTCCTTCCTAACCCCTAACGGGAATTACTAGCGGCTTTGAAGCTTGGCACCCTTGCGTTTCGCTTGTCCTAGGGCTTGAAAGTTTGGCCTTGGCGTGAAAGTTTCTTCCTTGCTTGTGATTGTGGGAAATGCCTTGTTTTAAGGGGTTTGGTGGTTGGTCAACAATATTCGCATAATTTATTTTTGAGATGTTGGCAAAT